TAGCGCTACGTTCGTTATCTGCACTGCTGTGTTAGGTGTGAGGTTGCCCGCTGTGTCCATAGACACTACGAGTGCCTCCGTACTTCCCGATAGGGAGCGTATCATAAGGAACGAAGAGCTAGAGACGTCGAAAAGCTTGTTAAACGCTAGCTGGTACGTGCCGCTCGCATATGTGTACTTAGCGTCGTCTACGAGAAGGGAAGAGAGACGTATGCCCGCGATACTCTTGTAGCGGTTAAAGAACGGGTCGAGTGCCTTTACCTTGCCTACGTTCTGTGTGTAGAGCTCGCTCGCTACTGGAAACCCTCGGTTAGTCGCTACTCCATACTTGTCGCTTACTTCGCTGTTTATATACCCAGAGCCAGACTGTACGGTAGCGTTCGTAGGGTACATAGTACCGTCTGCAGGCGTTATGCTGTCTGCCTGTAAAGAACCGCCTACACGCTTATTATCCGCCATTTCTGTGGCTGGCATGTAGTGTACAAGGCGCTGTGGGCCTCCTGTTGGTTGTGCGTTGCCGACTAGTGACATATATAAAAAAGTTAAGACTCTGCAATGTTAGTAATGTTACCGTCTTCGTCACGCGTGAAGGTCCACGTTGTAACTCCGTCCGTCTCCGTAGCGACTTGCAGGTCGTCGTCGTACGTATACGTGTAGGTAATGTTAGGAGTAACCAGCGTGTCGACTATGGTGTCTATGAGGCCGTCTTCGTTATAGGTTATGTTGCCCTTAAGCTGCCCCAGCTTACTAAGCCGTCGGTTAAAGACTGCTCCGTCGAAGTAGTCGCCGTTGTTAAAGGGTACAGTCATACGTTAGTTAAAGGTTATAGTGCCGTCCACCGTTAGAGCTTTGTCTGCTGCGACCACCTTGTCTATCGCTACGCGGTTCCATAGTGTGCCAGAGTTAGAGACTAGAGTACCGCCGCGGAAGAGGCCGTATTCTTTTAGGGTCCCTGTTGCCTCGCCTACGTTCCACAAAGACGTCACGTTAACCACGTTGCCTGTGCCACCCATGGTAGTAATTGCCTTGCGAGAGCCCCCTAGAGGCGTCTGCAGGCCTGTGTCCGCGTAACTAGGTGCTGTGGTGCCTGTGCCTAGTTCTTGGTAGGTTAGGCGTAGTGCCCCTACGCTTGCGAGGTCTGTGTAGAGAGCCGCAGCGTGTGCAGACTTCCCTACTGTCGTTACTAGGTTATGGTATGTAGAGAGCTCCGCATAGCCGCCGCGCACGAGCATATCACGCAGCACAAGGTACGCCTCGCGGCTCTCTGCGAGTGCTGCTTCGAGCTCTTCTTTAAGGTGCTGCGCTAAAGTAACGAACGTAAACACGCCCGTTATACCTACCTTCTCCTCGTATGCGTTTGTGTTGTGTTGCATATTTTTAAGTATAAAAAATACCTGCGCACGTTATACACTGTGCGCAGGCCCGTGGACCTTTCGTACAGTTAGTATAGCACGCATTTTATATAGGGAAGGCATGGCCTGTGGATATTTATAGTACTGGCTCGATAATAACCTCCTTAAAGTAAGCCGTGCCCGTTAGTGTCGCTGTGCCCGTGTGTCCGTAGAGTCTGCACTCTAAGTGCCCGCGTGCTATCGTGGCACCTGTAGTAAACTCGACCATGTACTCCGTCCAGTCTTGTGTAGACACTACGTTACCCACTGTAACCTGCTGCGTGTTCGTTCCTGCTCCGTCTGCCATAAGAAGCTGCACGTGCGCTCCGTTAGTTCCAGCTCCAGCGAGTACTGTCTTTATCTTCGCTCGAAGTCTATACAGTGTGCTAGGGGACATGGCGAAACCCTCCGCGGCGCTCGTATTGTACGAGACGGCTAAGCCCTTTACCTCTACATATGCTGGGGAAGTAGGCACGTTAACGACTAGCTGCCGTGGCTGTATTTCTGCTGTTGCTGTCCCGCTCCCAGCTCCACCACGCGCAAAGTACCAGCCGTACTTACTTGCTGCACCACCTGCTGCGGTGCCGTCTATCCATTTCGCTGTTGTTGTTGTTGGTACACTCACTGGCGGCGCCTCGTAGAAGAAGCTGTTACGAGCAAGGTTACGAGACACACGTGCCGAAGCACCCCATAGCCCGTTACGCTTCCTGTCACTAGGTCCGCTCGGTGTGTAGTTACCTATAACGAAGTCTGGCCCGTATGTGACATCGCCCCACGGGTTAACACTAAAGGCGTCCGTAACGAGCACGGCCTCTGCGAAGTCTGGGGAAGCACTCGGCCGCTCTGTCGCGGTAAAGTTGTCGTCGACTATAACCTCCTCTGTCCAGTACATAGCTTCGATAAGCACCTCCCCGTCGCTCTGCACGCGGTCTGCGGGGTCGTTTATGAGTAGCTTAGTGAGTATGTCTATGCTGTTAAGTATCTCGCTGGCCACGAGTACTACTTCGTGCCTAAGCTGTGAGGCTGTCTGCAGGGAAGAAGTAATGCGCGACACGGTAAAATACTCGTCTATACCGAGCACGGGTATGTTTATGCGGAGCTCGTGGCCTACCTTTAGGCCCTGCTGCAGGGTAACAAAGGTGCCCTCGTTAACCCTCTCTGCGTACTTTTTAAGCTCCGCACGTGCGCGTTGCTTCGCTGCGGTGCTACTTTTTATACTCTCGTCGACTATACGGAACTCGCGGCGGCCGTACTTTACTACACTCGCTGGGTCCTCGTAGTATATCTTAACTTGGTATATAGGGTTACCCGAGTACTCCACGACCGCTGCCGCTGCAGGTACCGCAGTAAACTTTATGAGGCCCGACTTAGAGTTGTAGAGCACTTGCTTACTTAGTGGGTCGTCTACACCGTCTGTGCCTAGGGTCTGCGTAACCCCTGCGAGCTTTACCGTGATATTGTCGAGCTGGTAGCCTATGAAAAAGACGCGCTGCACGCCGTCGGCTGTCTTCTGCTCGGTAAACGTAGAGCCTGCCACGGTGCCGCCTCGCACGATAATAGCGTTACGGAGCTGCTCTATATTGCGACGTATCGAGAGTGTATTCCCGTGGTGGCTTAGGTCGCTCTGGCCTAGTGAGAACGGCGCAGCACGGGTGTACTTCTTAAAGAACTGTATATCGCCAGAGTAGTCTATGTACCATACGTAGTCGCCGAGCATGTCCACGAGCTTGTTAAGGCACTCGCTCGGCTTGAGGTCGTTAAACTTTATTGCGTCTATCACCTCTGGGCAGTCCACGCCTGTAGTGGTAAACGTAGGGGCGTACCCCGTAACGATTTGGCCCACAATGTAGTTAACCGTCTTGTTAGAAAATGAGAGCAGCACGGTCTTACTGTCGAACTCGTGCTGTAGGTCTTTACATACGACTGTAAAGGTAACGAGCAAGCCCTCTATAGAGCGAGTTAGGTCTACAATGGTGCCCGCGAATAGGCGAGTAGTGCCGTCGTTATCGAATATGCGTATCTTGTCGTTAACCGCTGGCACCCATGGCTTAGGCGAACCTGCAGGGGACTGCACAGTAAAGCGCAAGCTGTTGGCCTCGCGTGACATAATCTCCATGCGAGAGAAGCCGTTACGCTGTATGTGGTCTGTGCGGTCTGTCCAGCTTCCTACACCGTTTACTTGTACCTGTGCAGTTATCATAGGTGTATATGTTATAGGCCGAACTGGTGCGTGCGCCCGAACGCGCTAACGAGTGCAGTGTCCAGCATTTTACGTGCCTGCTGCTCGTCGAATATAACGGGGTTGTTAAAGATAAAGGTAGCCCCGCCGCTGCCGTTAGGTGTTATGTACCCGCTCGACGTTGGCGTAAACATCTCTGGGCCCTTCTCGCCTACCATGTATGTAGAGCCAGCGAGCACTGGACCGCCTTCTGCACGGAAGCCTGCGAAGTTCGCCACAGAGCTGGCTGCACTCTTTGCACCACTTACCACGCTGCCGCCGAGGTTCGACATGGCAGAGAGCGCCCTGTTTATAGCGTTTATGATACTGTTAACGACGCCCTCTATGTAGTCGCCTACTTCTTTTATTATGATTTTTACCCCGTTCCACGTGTCTGCCCAGTACTGCTTAAAGCCCCCGAGTGCCTCCTTAAGGTAGCCCATGCCTGCGTCCCATGCGTTCGCTAGGTAGTCGAGCATTTTACCCCAGAGCTCTATGGCGAATAGGCGTATGCCGTTAAAAGTGTCGTAGAGGTAGCCCTTAAAGCCCGCCCACGACATCTCGTACCCCTCTATAGACATCTGTGTCGCTGTGAGAAGTACGCCGAAGAGGAGAGCGAGCGGCGTAAAGAATACCGCGCCTATCATAGTAGCAGCGTATGTCGCAGCCACCACCATAAGAGTAAGCGCTGCGCTCCAGTTCTCCTTCTGCTGCGTTGTCATAGTGTCGAGCTGGTATATGTAGTAGAGCACCCCGCCTATAGCTGCACCTATCGCTAGTCCCCATATACCGAACGCTGGGGTAGTGAGTTTAAGCGCCGTGCCTATAGAGGTTATCGAGGCGCCTATACCTGCAGTGAGTAGGGCAGTGGTTACTATCGCGAGCGCTGCACTTATTGCCTGTGCGAACGCTGGCGAGGCCTCCATAAGGTCGTTAAGGCCTCCCAGAGCCTTGCCGAGGAAGTCTACGAACGGGAAGCCAGCCTGCTCCATTGCGTCGCCTAGGCGCTCCTTAAACGTGTCCCACGCTGCAGAAAACTTAGGCATAGACTTCTCGCCCTCTGTTATACGGTCGTTAAGCAATGCGAACATACTCTCGAGTGAGGCGAACTTAGGCACACTAAGGCCCATACTTTCGAGAAGGCCGCGGAGTGCTTTGTCGTTACCCTCGCTCGCGCGTATCATTAAGTTAGCTGCACTACTAGCGTCGAGCACGCCCATGCGCTCGCCACGTAAGAGTATGCTGCTGTACTTGCGGGCCTTGTTAAGGTCCCCCATACGGTTAAGCAGCTTCGCACCTATAAGGGTCGCGTACTCGCCACTTACTCCCGTGGTCCTCTGCATTTCGTCACCGAACTTTGTTAGCGACCCCATTGTCTTATCGAGGTCGCCCTTAAAGCCTGCTGCGAAAAAACGCGCCTGCGCTGTCTGCTTTGCACTGTCCATGTATGCGTTCATAAGCATGCCGAGGCCTTGACTGCCTGCGTACGTACTCACTACGCCCATAAGCCCCGTAAAGGCAGTGCTTAGAGTGCTCGCACCTTTTTCGAGGTTGCCCATTTCGCCCTGCACTTGCTTTAACACGTTAGAGGCGCGGTTCTCCGCGTCTACCTGTATATTTATTTTAGCTTGTGAGGTTGTCGACATGGTTTGTAGTTTATGGTGTTGTTGTGGAGTGGGCTAAACTATTTAGTGCGCTCCTTGCTCTTTGCCTCTGCCTCTACGTTTGAGACTATTCTGGCCGCCTCCAGCACGTCCCATGGTAGTGTGTTCACCTCCTCCCACGAGAAGCCGAACTCGCGCATGAGTAGGAGCTTACGCAGGAGAGGTGGCGCGGCTGCCTTCCCTGTCCCGAGCATAACTTTGTAGCTATACTCGAGGTCCCGTAGCTCCCCTACCTTAAAGACTCCTTACCCCACAGCGTCTCTGTCTCGTCGCGTATCTCTGCAAAGACGTCGTTAGGCTGGCTGCGCATAGCAGCAAAGCCGTCGGCGCCCTCTACTCCGTCGAAACTGTGCAGCAATGTGCGCACCATTTCTTTAGAGAAGCGGAGTATAAGAGCTGGCGGGAGCTTCTCCATTGCCTTCTTATCCCCTCGCATTTCTGGGGTTACGCCTTCTGCAAGTATGGCCTGTAGGCCTTCCATTTCGTCGGCGTTAAGGTACGTGTAGAGCAGTACTGTGTGGTTCCCGTGCTTCGTGGTATATGCGCGTGTTGGTCTATTTTGCATGGTAGTGTTTTAGGTGTTTTAAGTGTTTAGTGCGCTGGGGCCTAGTAAGACGCTTGTGTCGTATCGAGCACAGCGGTAATACTTGCGGCGTCTGTCTGCGAGAAGTAACCCTCGAACGATAGCGTCTGCGTGATAATGTCGTTAAGGCCACGGTTAACTGCAATTTCTGTAAACATCGCTTTTGCGAGGTCGATAGTAAGTGCAGGGTTAGCCGACGCGCCTATAGTGGCCGACGTGTTTATCGCAGCGAGGCGTATAGCCTTAGCTGTACCAGCAAGCGCGGCCGTCTTAAAGTCGCTCTCGTTTTGGAAGATAGCCTCTATCGTTCCAGTAATGAGCATTTGCTTGTTGTAGAAGTCTGCCGAAGAGGTAGAGCCGAGCACGTCGTCGTCTTCGATATTCTTCTCGATAGCCACCGAGAACGCCTTAAGCTGTATAGCTGCTGCAGCGCCGAGGCCTGCGAGGTTAGCTGCATGCTTAAAGGTTATGTCTTGAGGGCGGAAGAGGTTTTCTGTACCGAACGCTGGGGTAGCTGCCTGCGTTATACCCTTTTTGCCACGTAGGCCGAGAGAGTAGGCGAGGTGCTTACCGAGTGCTGCACTAAGCTCGAGCTTAGTAACCATACAGTTACCGTGCGCGTAGTCGACTGCTGCTGCTGGGTCGTCTATATACACAGACACAGACGGGTGCTGCGCAGACTGCAGAACGCTAAACGTGTGGCGGTATACGCCTGTCTGCGGTGTGTTCGCAGCGGTAGAGACTGTGCCCAGAGTCGAGTAGAGAATGAGCCCTATACTCTTGTCTGTTACAGGGCCCTTAAGGTCGACCTCTGCTACGAACTTGTTTATGTCCGCGCCTACCTTGCCCTCGATAACTCCTACACCGAACTCCTGCTGCGCCATATCGTACTTCTCCTGTACGCTCTGGTCGTCGAGACGAAGCCAGAACGAAGCGGAAGCAGGTATGGTGCTGCGGGTTGTCTCGCGGGCTATGCCTACGGAGACGTTGCGACCTATTGCTTTTGCCATATTTCTAAAGTTTTAACCAGTAAATAATGCGAACCAGTAACCTATTCTGCTGCTGCCTCTGCCTCTGCTGCCTTTTTTGCTGCTATCGCGTTCCCCTTTTCTTCTGCCTCCGCTGCGGTTAGAGCGCTTACTGTAATGCCTAAAGAAGGCAAAAAGTACGCCTGCTCCTCGCCCTGCACATCTTCTGTGCCAGCGTTTACAGAGTTGTCGACTATTGTGTCGACCGCTTCTTCTTTTTTACTAGCTTTCGCCATAAGAGTAAGTGTTCTAAGCTTTTAATTTTTTGCAGCGTATGCGCAGCTCGGCTGTACGTGCTGTGCCTCCGCCTCTATCCTGATAGCCCCATGTGCCCCCCGTCGGCTCTACCCAGTCTGCACTGGCTAGCACGTTAGGCTGGCCAAACAGTGTGAGCATATCGTCGAGGACCTTGTCTAGCTTCGCCTCTGCTTCCTCCATTGTCTCGTCTGTGAGTAGGTATACAGCTCGAACGATAAACGCGGCCGTGTGCATATTTTCATATGCGGGACCGAACGTACCGAAGTCGCTCTCGTGCTCGCTGCCGTGTATCTCGACTGCTGGGTACACATCGTGCGAGGCCTTAGGGTATGCAGACACAGTCTTTATAGAGCCTACGCTCTCGAGGGCTGTTTTTATTTCTGCTCTAAGTTGTTCCCACATGGTATGTATGTTAGCTGCCTGTCATTTTACGAACGCTCGCCCCGAGTATCTCGTCGAACTTCCTACGCACTTCGTCTTCTGTGCCGTCTACTGCTCGAGTAAAGAAGGGGTTAGCCTTCGTGCCTCGCTGCTTTATCTTGTGCGCCACTGCGTAGGGGTTTAACCCTCGCTGCTTTGCCCAGCGATAGAGCGAGCCACCCTTCTGCATTGCTGCGACGGGTATAGCATGGCCCTTAGAGCCTTCGTGCACTGGGTCTGCGTAGTTAACGCTCGGCAATATGGTCGCCTTGTTAGGGTAGAGGTTTCTCCGTATACCCTTACGTAGCTGCCCAGTGGCACCTACTGGCGTCTCCTTTATTGCTGCACCCCAGACTATCGTACTTGCCTCCTTGACGGCCTGCTTCGTTAAGTTTCGTGCTTCTCCCTCCGCTTTTTTTATGGCTTGTAGGAAGCTTCCACTTAACTTTAGGCTTATCATGGTGCAGGTTCTAGTAGTTGTATAACCATAACAGGTAGCTGGCGTCGTGATACTTGCACCCCCTTTACCTCGAATGTGCCCGCGTCACCGACTAGCCTGTCTCCTATCTTAACGTCTACGTCTACCTCTTGTGTGGTAAACGCGTGGACCTTCCCGTAGGCACCGTCTGCTATAGCGACATATTCTGCGCCGACTGGGTCGAGCTGGCCAGACAATACGACGCCAGTACTTGCGTACTGTTTACCACCTGCTATGCCTGCGGTGCGGTGTATCGTGTATAGGTCGCGTCTAAACATATTTGCGGTACTTATCGAGTATGCCCGTTACTTCGACATCGAGGTCCCTCTGGTAGCCTACGTTTGTATTGTTAGCGGACACGTTGGTAGTGCCTTCTGCCTGCCTGCGCTCGTATGCACGTGCTGCAAGTTTAATGCAGGCGTATGCAAGCTGTGGTGGCACCGTGACTAGAGTATAGTCTGGCGTCTCCATTGCTTCTACCTGTCCCACTGTCATATACCCGAACGTACCAGCGACCGAGTACTCGACGTCCTTCTCCCACGGTGTCGCGCTCTTGAGTATGCCCCCGTCCCTTATTTTAAGGTCCGTAGGCCGCGCGTCGTTACCGTCTTCGTCTGCGATAGAGGTAATAGCGCTGCACGGGTACTGTGGTAGTACCATACATGTAGTGCCTGTGCCTGTAACGTAGAACTCTACACCGTCCTGTTGCCGCATAACACGACCCGTATACTCGTCTATAAAGCCCGAGACTGCGCCTATGAGAAGCTCCAGCACGGCGTCTGCCGCGTTGTTTTGTATGCCGAGGTATGTTTTTACGTCGGCTACCTTTACTAGTGCGTTAACGTCTAGGGCCATATAGTGAGTGTTTTAGGGTTGGTTACTTAGTCTCTGCAGGTGTCTGTGTCTTTGTCTCTGCTGGGGCCTTTACCTTAAGCACTTCTGCTACTGGGTTCTTGCCACCTGTAAGCTTGTCTGCGTCCTCCTCGTCGAAGCCCGCGACATCGCCTTTAATGTAGTTACCATGTCCCACGAGGAACTTAACGATAACCTTGTCTGTGCCCTCTTCTTTTTTTGCCATACGTTTGTATAGT